TTAACTAACCGCGGCAGCATCTAAAGCCCGTTCCCTCTCTGCCCAGCCTTTAACACTTTCATAGAGTATTGGGTTTGATGGCATCCGCTCACCCCGTGCCCAATAGAGTTCAGTCATTTTACTGACACCTAAACTCCGGGCAAGAGAGCGAGGTCCTACCTTTTTCCTGAGGTAATTGATATCGTCGACAAAAGATAGTACCTCGTGTGACGCCTCTTTGAGTCCAAGTACTGCATGTGTTCTGCCTGGCATCCTCTGCCTCTCTTGCTTTTCTACATTCATAGTTACAGTGTACATGTCCAAATTCCTCAGTAAAGATTTTCTTAATTTTATTAAAGATTTATCTGATTAACGCCTACTTGAGTAGACCTTAAATAAAAAAACACCCTCTACAATCGCAAATAACAGAAAAATATTTTGTTATGAAAGGGGGTGAGAAGGCTTTGCAGAAGATATTTGGGGTAGTCGTCGGAATTATTGGCATCGCAATCGTATTTATTTTCTACCCTATGATTATGGATAGTACTCATGACGTCCAGACTGATAGGTATGTAGAAACAGAAGCGGCTGTGGCTACCGGAGCGGGTGAAACTTCAGCGGGCGTTGTACTTACGTATGAGCTTTATAACAACGTCAATACTTCGGTTATATCCATTACCTCAGATGAGGTTACTGATGTTCCTGTTGCTGGCACATGGACTCAAGCTACCAAAACTTTAACCGTGACTGGTCTAGCAGCTGAGGATTCCCGAACTCTGACTATTACATATGAATACGATGCTTTGACTGACTTTACCGGCATGAGCGCATTCGCGGGCATTATTCCTCTGTTGATATTGGTTGCGATTATTTCAGTCTTAGTTGCCGGAATCTGGTCAGGTTTCAAAGGCCGCGGGTAATGAAAACCTAATTTTTTAACTGATTGGCCATTATTTAAATAACACAGTAACGAGAGGAGGTGAATAAAGTGGGGAATATTTGGAAGGTAATTCTTGGTGTAGCTGCTATGGCGGTTTCATTGGTAATTTATCCGATCATCCTGGACGGGGTGGCCGCTATTACCTCAAATGCCAACATAGCCGATTACACCGGTCTTTCAGCGTTTGCTAATGTACTGCCTCTCCTTATCCTGGTTGGCATGATCTTCGGCGGAGGTCTGTTCACCTTCCAGGGTGCGCGTGGTATGCGCAGCGGCAGCAAAAGCAAATCCGGCAAGAAATATTCTTAGTCCCCACTCTTTACTATGAGCATGCCCTGGCAGAAATCAAAGCGGATACAACCGGTACTCAAACTTACCGAAGACTCGCGCATCTTGGAACAAGCTCTGCCGGTATTTAAGGGCGTGGTTGTAGATGAAGAGACACGAGAGGCATGGGTGCTTTTCCCTGACGCTTTAATTCCAGGAGAAAACGGTATCGGGCCGTCCACTCTGGTAATAAACGAACGGGATACAGCTCCCGTGCTTCTCGGTGGGACAAAAGAAAATACCCGTGATGTCAAATCCATACGTGAAATGGTTAATGCAATCTCCCATGAGTGCAGGGAAGAGGCTCATGTCAGTCTGGATAAAGAACACAAGCAGTCTTGGTTGAATAACTGGCTTCCCATAACGATTTTATCCATAACCTTGCTTTTTATTTTGATGGTTATAGTGGGGCTTATCTCTAACGGCACACTCCATTTACCGGGGTAATAATTATGAAGAATAAAAATAATAACAATCTTAAACCGAACACTCTGGTGCTGGACCGTGATAACGGTTACAACCTTCAGTATATAGAAAATGCCGCCGGCCGGCGTTGGCGCTTCAGAGGCCAGCAGACTTATCTGTATCAATCTGTAAGCGGTGTTCTCAGTGAATACCGTGTACCGGCTGAAATGAAAGAGCCACCCGAACGGACATATCGATATCTTGACTGGACTTACCTGGTGAAAGAGCTTTTTTCCCGTACTAATCCCTGGCCTGAACGCATAAAAATAGGTTTGCAGGTAGCGATTGTGCTGGCTCTCCTGTTTTTTATCTACCTCATTTATAGCTCTTTTACAGGAACGGGGGCATAAATGGCTAGGAAAACTCCTTTTGGCACAGATAACAGCTTCACCCCTTTCCAATCATCGTCTAACCACAATGGAAATGGCAATGGCATAAACGTCGATGACGTTCAAGGTCTGATAGGAGACGCTCAAGTCCCATCAGTTATTAAGGAGCTGGTAGACCCCGGTGAGACTCCTCTCAAACTCCTTATGCGAACCTGTTTCAAGAATGAAGGGCAGGTAAATTCCGCGGTCGAATACCTTTCACGTTGTAAAGCCACCAATGACAGAGAGGGAGAAGAAAAACTCCTTTTCAAAATGGCTGCCAATGTCTCCATAGACGGGATGGCCCGCAAGGAAGTCGTAATGGCGCTATCGCAGCGGATTGCACCTGAGCTTTATACCTCAAAGAAGCTGCCGGCAAACCGTGACGCCAAAGATGACCGGGGACCGTAAGGGGGAAAGATGCCGTTTAACTGGGGATTTATCGGTCCAGAAGGCTCCGGAAAAAGTATAGGCATGACCTATCTCGATGTATTGCACCTTGCCAAGAATGGGCAGGTTGCTACTTTCCCGGGCTACAATATTTATCTGCGGCAAGAGAGGGATTCTGAAGGCCAGCGAATCCTGCTCTCCCATCCGGTCACCATGGAACAGATGATTATGACCCCGATAGAGAATTTCAGGGGGCATATAGTCTCTATTGATGAAATAGACAACTTCATGGATTCGTCACGTTCTATGTCAATGTTCAATCTGCTTATGTCGTATATCGCCAAACAGCGGCGCAAAAGTGGCATGGGCTTTAACTATACCATTCAGGAATGGGGCGATCTGTATTACCGGATGCGTAATAAGACCCATCTCTTAACCCTATGCTGGGACTTATACTGGTCGCCTTGGGGAAAAGACCGCAAGCTGGAAAGAGGCGAAATAATCCGCTGGGTTACCTTTGACTGCCTGGGTTTTTTTACCGGTAAGCCCTGGTCTCAGCTGAAGACGAAATTGCTGACTGCTAAGCCTATTCGCGAATACTATGATACTTTCGCGGCTGTAGATATATTTGAGGGTATGAAAAAGTTTGAAATAATCAAACCGACAACCCGAATTGACCTGCGGCCGGGACAATTGGAAGAAGAGCCGTTGTCGCCCAAAGATGAGGTAGAACACCGGGAAATGGACCGCCGGATTATGGATGATTTAATCGAACAGGGTGTTAGTCCCAAAACAATGGGAGTGTTGCATAAACGCCTGGCCAGGGATAAATCACTATGAAAAAGGTGCTTTGCGGCTTATTACTGGCGGTAGTCTTGGTACTGGGAAGTCCTGCTGCCCAGGTAATGGCGGCTGATCCCACTACTCCTACCACCTTCTCAATAGACGATGTGCAAGTGGTTCATAATATCGTTGAGGCCGGCGATAGTCTGTATGCATTTAAATACACTATTGCTTATGATTCTGGACAGCCTACTACTCCGGCTAACAAGTTGTTCCACTTCCGCTTAATGGATACTGACGGAGTAACCCAGCTGGGAGCGGTAGAACCCTACGCTTATGCTGACTCCGGCTATGGCATGGGATATTCAGCATTCTATTTTACAGCTGATAATTCACCCGTATGGGAAGCTGCTCTGATAGTAAAAATGGTTGGCTCTCCACAATACTGGGGGAGCCCGCCGGAGGTTAATTATACCCTGACCGGCTCTGATTACAGTCAGCTTGATACCAAATCAGAGAATCAGGTGCTGATGGGCAACTGGGTTATAGAGGTATGCCGTACCCTGGAAATCAACTGGGCGGTCAAACTCCTTACTGAAACTAATCAGGGCACGATCTTAAACGATACCGGCGCGGCCTATGGCAAGGGCACAATCCCTGGATTACAGACAATGTGCCCCAAGATATTCTCGGTGCAAAACCAGACTATTGATACTTCAGACCGTGACTGGAACCCGATTAAAATTGATGAATGGAAACTGCAATGGGACGGTACAGTAGTAGGAGCTTTTCTAGCCGGATTGGCCGAACTGTTCTCCATGGACTGGCAGATAGTGACCAGCTTCGGGGTGGGAGTACTGGTTATTCTATTGTTTGTCTGGGGACAGAGCAAATGGTCAGACAACCAGGCGGCTATGATTGCGGGCATCCATGTGTTGAATGGCTCAACCCTGATGGGTTTTTTGCATCCGGCTATTCTGGCCATTCTGACACTGCTTAATGCTCTGTATCTGGGATATTTATTGATGGGTAAACACGCATGAAAAAATTTATTATCGCAGTCAGTATGTTTGTCATGTCCGTGCTGATTGGGCCGGGCACTATCTTAGCGTCTGATATAACAGATGCTATATACCGGGCGGATATCCGGGCTACCAATAGCAGTTATACGGCCATGAAAGTGTCAGCGCCGTTTACCTGGTCGACCCAAAGCCTGCTGGACGGGTATTACATTAATTCGGGCTTTACTAATCTGGCCCTGCGTGATTCCAACGGGCAGGATATCGCTTTTATGCCAGGCTGGGATACAAACCCGTGGATGTTCTACATAAACCAGATATCCCAGAATTCCGTTCTTAATTACAGCCTGTATACAGGCGGTGAAACTGCTATGGGCGGTAAACTGGCCTATTTCCCGGACACAGCCGGTATGACAATAGCTGATGCGGCTTCTCTCGAGCTGGGAAATAGCTTTGAGATTGAGTTGAGCGGATATTTTAACACTTCTGAGGCTATTGGTTCATATTTGATGTTAAAACAGGAATCAATAGCGTTATTTATCTCTGATAACGAAGAAATAAGTATTTTAGGTCCTGCTGCTCTAGATGCAAACGGGGCAGGTGGGAGCAGTGGTGAACACACGTATGGAACTCACTGGAGTGCTCAGACATTCCTACCCTCAAATAGTGGTTATTTAACCAGCATCTCATTACAAGGTGTCAAAGTAGGCACTCCGCCTGGTAATGCAATTGTATCAGTCTATCTCACTGCGAGTGGCAAACCCACAGGGTCTCCGTTGGTCAGTGCTACATTTGACCCAACAACTTGGTCTACAATTTATGGTACATTTAACACTCCCGTTATATTTGAAAATCCTTTATATGTTTCATCTGGCACCGTTTATGCGATTGTATTATCCGTTCCTAGCGCTAGCAGTGGATCAAATGATTTGTTCTTAGGCAGGGGCAGTTCAAATAATTATGCCGATGGAACGATAGTGCTCTCAACTAATAGCGGTGGAACATGGACAATAAATACTAGCTATGATTTTGGATTTAAAACTTATATTACTCCTACCGGATCTGTAGCCTCTGTTGAACAAGGTGAACATATAATTAAAGTGACATTATCCGGTGGGGCAATGAGCCTCTACATAGATGGCGTGTTAGCTGACTCAGTGGCATTTGCTGGTTCTGTTCCTGATAACGCAAACAACTGGGTTATTGGGGCTAACGGTTCGATGCCATATCTCTACTACGCCAAAATAACGGTCGGCGGGGTATTGCGAGGTTCGTGGGCATGGGAATACTCAGATACCTTTACGGACCTATCCGGAAATGGCAATGACGCCACTCCCTCATTTAAAACTATCAGCACCGATGCGGATGTCTCGGCAGCTATAATCAGCTACAACGCCTATAATTTGAGCGCATTAGTAGTTTCTGGAGATGACGAAGGTATTCAGATTATAGATGATGATGAAATTTCTGATACGCCTGCCGGATTTTTCGGAGCGCTGGATCCTGACCGGCTTGAATTCCTGTCCCCTATAAATGAGATTATATCCGAAGCAGGTATCCCGCTTGAATTTGTCTGGTATCCGTTTATATTCGGCGGCGGAGCTGCTATTACCATGATATCGTTCGGAGTAACCCGTAAATTATTGCCATGTATCATCGCAGGTGGTATCTGGACAGGGTTCTTGTCTGCCGCTTTGGGAGCTGATTTATGGACAGTCCTGCCATTTGTAGTCGTAGCGGCTACTGAACTGGTAAACAGAAAGACGGTGAGTCTCTGATGCGTCCTCAATGGCTGGTATGGGTAGTATTTGCCTTCGTAATCGGCAATGCTATGTGTCTGATACTTGACGGTGTTTGGATAGGTACTGCCGAGCAGAATTTTTTTAATGCCTTACTGGGGTTCCAGGTAATGAGTTATACCGATAGCACGATGGCCAATATTGGCATTACAATTGCGAATTTCACAAACGGTTTAATCGGGTTTTTCACCCACGCTTTACCGAAACTGGTAGCATGGGATTATTCATTTCTGGATGGCGGATGGTCTGTAATCAAGTGGTTTTTACTCTGGCCTATATCAGCCGGTACTGTTTTAGGCGTAATCCTGTCATTCAGGCGATAATCAACGGCAAATACTGGCAGCAGTATCTTGCCGCCCGAAGCTCTTTAAACTTCCGGCTGTAATCAAAATACTCATCCACTGACAGCATATTATCTCTGGCGGGTTTTATTGACGCCCATAAACGGTCACAGAGGCGCTGGCATGAACACCCTTCACAGCCAGCGCTTCCCATTTCCTCGGCGCAGATATCCAGTTCATTCTGAAGCATTCGTAGGTTAAAATCATCCTCTCCCCGTTCAACAACACCTGTCCTGCTCATAAATTCACCTCTCTATTTAGTCCCCATAAAGTTGAATATGATTGTTTTTACTCCCATGGTTGATGAAGCGATTCGGGGTTCCTGATAGTTCTCGGGCACGTTTGCGCTAAACGATACCCGCATGATTGGCTTAATATTTCCATGGATTAAGGCACTTAGCATCGAGCCTGGATTATTCTGCCCACGCCCAGGTACGTTTACAGATGGTTTCATCTGAACGTCGTCTATCTCTTCAAACGTAACTACTCTGTGAGGGGTATTTTCATCCGTTCCAGCAAATGAAACCGCTATGAAATCAATCGGATATCTCATTTTATTGATATCCAGCAGCAGTTTTAGTTCATACTGCTCTAAAAATGCCTCGAACTCTATATCCAGCCAGACCGGTTCACCTTCTTCTATAATCTGCTTGGATTTAAATGACCGTATCTGGCCGAACGTTACGACCTTAGGACAATTTACAATTGCTTTTTCCATGCTGTTCACTCCTCTTTTTTGTGTTTATTCCATAACCACCCAATACTGAGGTCCGCAAATCGGAATAGCGACTCGCTTACCTATTAAATTTTGTTTATCAAGATTCGTTTCGGTAACTATTAAATGATGCGTGCCGGGGCTCTCGAATAGTCTATTCTTGGGACGAATGCCTTCAATAAAAGAACCATCCGGCCAGACTGCTTTAAGATGTCTCATTTTTATCATCTCCTCACTTTTTAAAACCTTACCCTGCCCTGCCTTACCCCTCCCCGCCCGGTCCGTCCTAGCCCCACCGTGCCTTACCAGACCATGCCCCGCCCTACCCTGTATGCTGCATTATTGCTCAATAAATTTTGTAACTATGAATTTACCGAATTTACCCCCACGTCCTGGGCGAAAATCACCTATCCCTACGTATAGTCCGGCATGATCTAAGGCCTGTTTAACAACCTCAATAGGAATTTGTTCATCTCCAATATTGATTTCAAATTCTAATTCCCACTCCTTAAATATTGGTCTGTAACGTACTATCCGTGCTTTCTGTATGACAACAGGACGACTATCGGTTTCATAATTCTGTATCAAATGAGTGATAGCATCAGGGGAAACAGAGACAGCGGAACCAATGAGTTTTGAATAGGTTGCCCCTCGTTTGCCTGGTATTTTTAGTGTTTTACTGGCCTCTTTAAGCGAGGCTTCAATATGGCTCGCTGGCTGATAAATTTGTCCATGATCATCCTTGTATAACGATAGTTCAGCCTCTGCCTTCCAATCTGGTACGCCGGTGCGTCTTTTTGACGTATCGTCTGCCCCCGCCATCGGGAATCTGTGCATCAATAATGGGGTGATACCTTTGATTTTAGTTAAAACAGTTTTCATTGATTTTCTTTCCTTTCCCTTAGCACAATTTTTATTAAGATAGGCCATCATTTTTTACAATTGTGAATTTTGATGTCTTATCTCTTTACAAAGGAGCTCTTTTGTAATCCCTCTCCGGCCTGGTCATTTTCAGCTTTCACAAATTACCTCCATCAGGGGTAGGGTTTGTAATGCTATCAGCCATATTTATGGAATTGAAAAATGCTTTATTTGCTCCCTTGAAAACAACAACCATACAAGCTATCTCTATCTCTCCCTCATCTCTCAGGAATTTATTTGCCCAGCCTGAAGGAATATCAAGAGTTATATTGCCATTAAGTCTTTTAGGTGGATTTGAATTTGTTATACGCTTTATTACACCCTTACTAATATGCATCATTTCAGTTAAGTCTTTCCGACTGTTATCACGTAACCACGCCAATAAGTCTATGATGTCATAATTACGCTCTTGCTTAGCGCTGTTGGTCATTTACTTCGCTCTCCTTTTCTCGTGCTATAACTTTCCCGATTCTGAATTTAATGTCTCTCATCTCTTACACTCCTTAGTGTCCTGCAGGCAGCAGGAAATTGTTTTTAGCCATGTGGTCATACAGTGTTAAATGCCCATCTACCAGCATATATGGCATAAATACCTGAGTAATCGTAACCATCTGCGTGTCTATAATTGCCATTTGAGCCTCTACCCAGTCTTTTAATATGCGCCACGCCACTCGTTCTGCCTGCTTGTAGACCAATTCCTGCGCTTGTTTGCCAGTTACAGACCGTACTCGTTGCTGTAGCAATAGGTTATAAACAGCATCAACGCGTACAGGCAGTACGAATGGTATTTCACCAGCTGGAGTCCTGATTTTGAATGAGATAGCCTGCACTCTGCCATTATCGTCATATTCAGTCAGGATAGCTGAGGCTTTATGCTCTGCTAGGACAAGTTGAATTTCACCAATCGTACGAGTAGATGGGACTTCAGTAGTATAGTTAAGTAATCTTTTCATCTCTTACACTCCTATTGCCTGTAATTGGATATCACTCTCAACCTCATTTCCCCAACAATCCCATCCGCCTACCTTACGGCGAGCAAACAATTCTACTCGTGGCAAATCACCCAATAACTGCACTATTTTTTCTCTGATAATAGCTGGCTTATGGGAATGTTCCATTCGGGGCGATATTGTTAATTGTTCTACGGACTTTGAAATACGGCGGGGATTACCCTTAGTGGCTAGGAGACAAATCTCGGCATTAGCCCTAGTCCAATAGCCGAGTCCCATGTAATAACCCCATGTATTAGAGTTAGTTTTTACCCACGTGAATGCGACAGTTTTATATTCAAATCCCCACGCTTCAATTACTTGGAATGCTTCTGGTAAATTAGGGAATGTTGCCCATAAGAACAGAGCGCAATCGCCATCTGCTAAATCTTGAATAGGTAATGCACATATTGCATTGATATCCATAGTGTTATAGTGGGCAGAGGCAGATTTATGACCACCTTTGGCATTCCACGTCCGGTATGACCACGGGGGGTCTGCATATATAATCTGATACTTACTCACTATCTACACTCCTATTGCCTGTTGCTGGTTACGCTGAGTTATCAAATTGCAATACTTTTGACTGCCTTCGTACATGATGCACTTACGATTTAGCCTTTTCGCTACCCACCCTGTAGTACCACTACCGCCAAACGGGTCAAGCACTGTAGCTGGTACAACATCGGCATTGCATTCACACCTGGGCCGCCATAAATCAGTTGGGCGAGTAGACGGCTTCCACCCGGTGCTATCAACCTTTGTGGGTGTATTGCCATAACAATGTGCCGGTTCTCTATTGTTGAGAAAACCTGTCTTTTCTATCTGTCGTGCATACGGCTTACCACACTGAGAACATACTCCAAATTCAGACGTGGCAGCTTTAATACATCGTTCAGGAAGTTCTTCAGGAAAGGTAGCAAAATGAGCTCCTACAAATGGTTGGGGTGGGAATGTCCAGACGTTACGCATGTTTCGTACTGGAACACCGTTTATTTGGTTTGGCCATCTCTCATACCCATTAACATGCATAGAATCAGCGGCATATGGCATAAAATCGCTTTCTTGGTATTTACCGCTTGGCTTCATGAAAGTGTCTTTACGCCCATCATAATCAGCCTTTTCCATACAGGCGTAACTATCCCAATAATATTTGGCTGACTTTGTGAACATAAAAATGTATTCGTAGGCATCAGTTGGTCTGTCAGTTACACTTTCCGGCATAGGATTAGGTTTATTCCACACAATGGCTGACCTGACCCACCAACCATCAGCCTGAGCGGCGAGTGCTACATGGAAGGGTATAAGGCAGAGGTCTTTGGGTTTCAAAGCACGAATATTCCCCCCACCCCATCTACCTGTACCCCTAGGCATGCGCTTACTGCGTATAACATTCTTCTGATGCTCCGCGCATTGCCCGGTTGCACCTTTATTACTGGACTGCATGGAAGATAGAGGAGAATTATTCCCGCGGTTATTTCCACCACCCGCATAACTATCGCCTATATTCCAGAAACATACTCCGTCTGACCGCAGCACACGCTTTATCTCACGCAGTATCTCTACTGTGTGCTCTACGTACATCTCAATTGTTGGTTCAAGCCCGAATTGCCCTTTCCATGCGCCACATATTGAGCATGTGCTTGATACCAAATTTTGTCTATTATCTGTCCCCTTGCTCTGTAAAACACCTTTATTCGTATCACTTTTTCTATACCCTTGAGGATGTTTGTCTTCCCATTGATGCTCATGGTGGTTATAGTCTCCCCAGACACTATCCGGGAGCCCATCGTATTTTCTTAACCCCCAATAAGGCGGAGAGGTAACTACGCAATGGATAGAATTATCAGACAGTTCTTTCATATCTCTACAATCTGCGTTATATAGGGTTACATGGTTATCATGGTATATGGCTGTCATGCCGTCACCTCAACTATGCCTTCAAAAATCATTTGTTTTTTGAAGCCTCCCATCCGATAAGATTTTTGGCTTTAAAATTTATGCAAAAATGGGGGTGGGTTTTTTGAAGCATTTTAATTGCCGGCCTTTATCCGGTTATAGACCCAACCGGCTGTAATTCTTAGCCCGGTCTGCTCGCTCAGTATCCGCGCTGTCTCTGAATAACCCTGGTTGTTCTTGGTAAGCCGCCTAACCCGTGAGCAGGCTATCTCGTGGGCTTCCAAAACCTTATTGAAGTCTATTGCCTTTCTTGGGCGACCGAATGCCTTCCCTTTAGCCTTTGCCCTTGAAAGTCCGGCGTTAACTCTTTCAATAATGGTGTCCTTTTCAAACTGAGCAAAAGCGGCATAGATGTTAAACATCAGGTCTCCGGCTGGTCCTTGGACTGATAGAACAGGGGCAGTGGTAACAATAAAATCGATGCCGGAACTGCGCAGCAATTTAACGGACGAAGTGGCCACCATAATGTCGCGGAATGCCCGGTCAAGTTTCCATACCAATAGCCCCTTAAACTTTCGGGCTGATGCATCCGCTAGCAACTGTTTCCATGCAGTCCGGCGGACAAAGTCATTGGCAGAAGCATGATCAACATATTCTTTGGCTATTTCCATGCCATTTTCCTGGCAATATTTTCGCAGCTCCATCAGTTGGACTTCCGGATCCTGATTTTTATCGCGGGTGCTTACCCTGGCATATAACGCGACTCTCACAGTCTAAAATCCTCTCCACGTTCTATGGAATATAAAATTAATGACCAATACACGCCTGATATAAATCCGATAATCACTAACATCGCAACCAGTACTAATTTATATATTTCGGGTACTTCAAATACTGTCAGTACCAATCCGATCAAACCGAGCAGTAGCCCGGCGATGCTACCACCTAACATGGAATATAAAGCATATTTAATAAAGGGTGTTTTTAACGCTGCTTTTTTCATGTCATCTAACTCCTATTTTCTTGGAAACACGGAAACAATGAGTTAAAGACAAAGCTAAGTTACGTTGTATCCAAAATGTTTCCATTTTATTATTGTTAAGTAGTTTATTTATTCGTAATTCAATCGTGTTACCAAAATGTTTCCAGCCAACATTATGTCTGTTTCCAATGTTTCCAAAATTTGGGGCTTGTTTCCAGGTCTTGGAAACAACGTGAGCCACGATTGGAAAAAGTGGTTTGTTTCCATGTTTCCAAAATTTTGATATACCCCCCGCCGGTAAAAAATATTTACACATTTTCCATACCATCCAGCGGCAGGGATGTTGTTTCTGCCAACCCGATAGCCTCATTTTTCACCTTAACTACCCTGAATGACTTCGGGATAGCTGTAACTCTGGCCATAACCGTAGGCCTGCCGTCATTTGAGGCCTCGGTAAATCCCATGCGGTTTAAATCCCGCCATGTTTCCAGCTCGTTGATGGTATAGGGATTGTTGGACTTAGCGCAGTGCTGGACTATTACCTGGTAAGTGGCAGCCGGATCCAGCAGGGTATGCCCGTTCATGTAGTCTCGCCAGCCGATGGCAGTTTTACCTGAGGGGAGTTCAGTCAGGGCAGCATCGTTTTTATTGCGTAGTACTGCCGTACCGATACGCAGTGATGCCTGGATAGCCTCAATAGCCCTCTGGCCCGGGCGCTGCTCTTCAACCATTTCGCCCTGCTCCTTGGCCATGTCCATGAAATACCGCCGGCCCTCATTCATGAATAAATCGTATTCATCCGCCTTAAGCTCGCCGGTAGATTTGGCAAACTCTAAAGCAGTAGTCAGCGCAATCAACAGGATGGCTACTACATCCGGCAGGCGGGAATGTATTTTGCAGTCGCTTAATTCATTGGTAATCTCTGCCCGCAGCCGGGTAAATTGCTGCCGGAGTTCACATTTGCGCTCAAGCCAGTTCGGTTGTAGCCAGGCGATATAGTTGGCCATGGCCTGGCGGTATAGATGGCGGTCCTTAGTCTGAGCCTCGGTCATTAAGCCCAGGTCAACCATTTCTTTTTCCAGCCGGACACTGATAATACGGGCAGTATGAGAATGGCCGGAGGGTGTATGCTCTCCGGATGTAACAAGCATGCCGCGGGGATAATAACTCAGGCGTGAGGTTGTATCTGAGCGCATCCGGCCGCGCCCCTGATGGTTGCCCTGGGCACGGATGATATGTTCAGCCTTGGCTTCCAACTCTCGTTTTTTATTATTATCCTGACCGGGTGCCCAGTCATCTATAACCAACGGCAGGTCCTTGGCGGTGAATAACAACTTTTCCAGCTGGTTACCGGTATCCCGCCAAGACGCCGGCAGATGGTTATTATCAAAATCCCCGAAGTGGCAGAGTGCCAAGGCAGACAGTGTTGACTTATAACTGCCGGATACGGCTACCAGCCACAGGGTAAAAGCCGGTTCAAGAGCTTCGGCTAGCGGGGATAGATACATCGTTGTCCAGAGCGGCAGGGTAACGGATAGGTCGGCAATGTAGAGAAAGTTCAGGCTGGCCCTGATAGATTCTTTTAACTTCTCTGGATCTGGTGTGCCCAGGAAGTAGCGCTGGAGCTGGGGTTCAAGGTCTACATCCACACCGTCACAGCCGATAGCCCCGCCCTGGGAGAGGAATATATCCTGCCCGTTGATATGGCGCCAGCCGGTATGAGTGTAGATATGGCGGGCTTGGGCATTTTGGGAGAGCAGCTGCATAGCCTCTCTCAGGCAGTCTTTAACGCTCTGGCCGGCGCCTATGATAGCCCTCATACCCCACTCAGATACTACCCAGTTTAACCCGGGGAAGGAAGAAGCTGATACCTCAATAGCGGGCAGATTATTACCGGCGTAATCATGGCCAAGTATCCGGAAAAACTTGGATACTTCTACCCCGTTGTCCCTGGTTATTTCCTCTGTTACCCTGGCTGTAAAATTACACAGGGGGAGAGTTAAAGACCCGTCTCTGCCGCCTTTTATTTGGCAGACCCGGCCGTTTTCCACACAATACCGCTCTCCGGATATTTCACGGAGCGAGTCCTGAATTAGCGGCGGTACATAGACCGGCGCCTCGGCTACCAGTTTTTCCAGCTGGGGGGCAGTTCCGCCGGCATTCAGCCAGTCAGTAAAGTCTTTAACCCCGGTATAGCCGTCCTCGGTCTTTTGGAATTCCCCCGGCATCTCGATAATCTTGACCGGTACGCCTCTGTTATGGACAGATAGGGCAACCTCGGACGCATGTTTACGTCCAGGTTCGTCTTTATCGGATATTATGATTACTTGGGGCGCATTTTCCAGATATTGAGAATATTCATCCTTCCATTTACCAGCGCCCATAGGATTACAGGTTGCAACCAGTCCAATCCCCCGGAGATTATCAACATCCTTTTCACCTTCAGCGATGTAGATAGTTTTATTGGTCGCAACCCCTTCCCAGAGTTCGTACAAATGGTACGGCACAGTATTTATGCCATCCAGTTTATATATCCAGCCGCCTTTGCCATCAGGTCGGCGTTGCTTAAAGCCTTTAGGTTCGTATTTTACTACCTGATAAAGAAGGTCATTATGCATATCTGTATAATCGTATGTTTGAATAATCTTGCCTTCAGATTTATGCTTGGCTTTCCGGACTTGAGCCGAACCATGATTGACTTCGTCCTGGCTGATGTACAGCTTTTGAAGGATATCCGATGTCTTACACCCTGCAAAGCATTTCATAAGTACAGTGCCGTCTTTCTCGCTCACTGACAGGGATTGCCCTTCTTTATATCCGTGGCTATATCCGTCATCATGAGCCGGGCAAAAGGCCATCCATCCGGAGCCGGACTTCTTAACGCCCCGCAACTTGGCCAGTATATCGTCTATCGTATATTTACGTGTTGCTATTACCATAATGGACCTCGATTACTATTTATTCAGGACAGGGAAGCGGGAGGGAGATTACGCTCCCCCGTCCTGATCCGGATATGCTATAATGCGCCACGAAAGGAAAGAAATAGGTATGGATGCAAGTACGGTTTGGATTGCGATTGGTTCATGTGCCACAGGTCTTATGGCTATAGCTACATTTGGGAGTATCTTATATAACTGGTGTAGCTCGAGAAAAAAAGATCGAATGAATGATGTGGAAGAGTTAAAAAGATTGATTTCTCGATTACAAGAGATACTCAATGCCTTTGAATCTGGTAAAGCTAATCTAAACGCAAGAACTCTTAATGCATTTGATACGAGTTTTGAGGAGCATAGGGTTGAATTTAAAGCAGTAGTTTCTTCTTTAAATATTGCGTTAGAGCGTTTTCCATGGAAAAAACTAAGCGGATATATGAAGGATCTGAATGATAAGTTGGATATTTTTGAATATGATACCCTTGCTAAATATAACGATATACTAGAGGCTAATATCCAGCAAAAACAAAATAAGTTTATGAAGAATATTAAGGAAACTAGAGATATATTAAATAAGCTCTTGCTGGAATTATATTGTCCATCAAAAAGAGGTATTAAGGCATCTAATATACCCCAACATCTATAGTCCGTGACGGAATAATAATTCTTCATTTCCCCACCTCCACACAACACGCATGCAGTACGTCACCAATTGGCTCAGTTACCAGGTCATGTATAATTCGGTAGCGCATAAATCCGACTTCTCCTGGCTGTACCAGGCAACCACAATTGGGGCATTTATAGTTGTGGTCAGCCTTTACAGTGCAGAACATATAATTCCCTTTGCGATAGCGGCGGGGTGATAACTCAATCGGTTTAGATGATGTTGCTGTGACCACTTCGTTCGGCCTCCTGTCTGAAAGATTCATTGCGCAGTTTGATTGCCATTTCGCGGGCACCTAATTCGCCTGCATCAGTAGGATTAAAACTGTGTATAGGGTATTCAGGACCGCCCTCTCTGGCTTCTGGTGTTAAGTACGAACGGAAAATGACATCAAAACTATCTACTGACCGCCTGACTATCCATTTACCAGGGCTGCGGTCTTTAATGGGCGTACACCCTGGACTCCATTCCCAGCCCGGAGTAGGGGCAGGACGACCTTGTTCAGTCTCGGTACGTATCTCAGCCAAGATAACCATCCCACTAGTCATTTTTTGCCTCTGCTTCTTGACCGGTTTGTTCATCATTTATATAGAGAGAAGTAATCCATAGCAGAGTAACCATTGCTCCAATGAGGAATACACCTGACCATAAGTCGCCTCGTTTGAATGCTGTAATCATCGCTGTGATTACAGCCCCGGTCGTAAATGACATCCAGTGTGATCCTAGGAATAGCGATAAAAATCCAGTTTTCTTATCCTGTTCAATGGCGGCAAGATTTAAAGATCGCAAGAATGAAAAAATAAATAGGGTAAATGTAAATATACCTTCAAAAATCTGTCCAGCCAGTACTAGTGCAAGTATGAAAATAGATAGTAATCCGGACGTAATCATCCACCGATGGGATGCTCTGAAACCCTGTATTATCTTCATGCTTTCACCATCTCTGTTGTCTTTGCGGCCATAGTCAGAGTTACCCATGACCCATAACCAGTAGAACACCACAGGCGTACCCAGCAGTTCTCAGCTGTCCAGCCAGACTTAGGGTTTTTCACCGGATATTCGAGGGCGGCTTTTCGCATGGCATCTACTGGGCTGTCAGCCTTTCCCTCCCACCATTGACCGGTGCGTTCGTTCTTGATACGATAAGTTACTTGTTGTTGAGGCAT